ATGCGCTTGCGCTGTCCCCAGGTAACATTCTCAGAAATGGAACGGCTCTCTTCCTGGGCAAGACTCGACATGATAGTGATGAGCAACTCGCCCTTGGAATCCAGCGTCCATATGTTTTCCTTCTCAAAATAAATCTCGATGCCCTCGTCTTTAAGTTTTCGCACCGTGGTAAGGCTGTCCACCGTGTTCCTTGCGAAACGGCTCACGCTCTTGGTGATGATGAGATCGATTTTCCCGGCAAGGGCATCGGCGATCATCGTCTTGAAGCCCTCGCGCTTTTTTGTGGTCGTTGCGGAGATTCCTTCGTCCGTGTATATGGCAACGAACTCCCAATCGTCCCGACCCTTGATGTAGTTGGTATAGTAATCGACCTGCGCCTCGTAGCTCGTGCTCTGGTCTTCGTGGTCGGTCGAAACGCGGGCATATCCGGCAACGCGGCGTTTCTTCGTGCTGTTGATCGGCGCGGATGTATATCGGCTGATGGTAGCCGGTATCGCCGTTACTTTTCTTTGCGCCATGCTTTCCCACGCTCCTTCCGTAATTGCTTCATGTGTTCGCTCATCTGCCGCCGTCTTTCAGGCGTGTAAGCCCCTTTGATGGATTCCTTGAACTTAGCTCTCTGCTCATCCGTCCACGGTCTGCCGACCCGTTTTGGCTGCTCCCATGTGCGTCCGACCGAACCGCCGTCCTTGAAATGGAAAACCATCTCCGTAGCGGAAAGTACATCGATATGGTCTATCCGCTTTTCAAACTCGGCATCGTCAAATTCGGGAATGCCGAGCGTCTCCGCTATAAAGGGCTTCAGCACATCCTCCCGCAAGCCGACCGTACCGCAGCCGTTCCGCTCCGCGCACCGCCAGTAGAACGCCTTACCGCTTTCCGAGGTGGCTGACGGCTGTGAAGCCCTGCGGAAATTGCATCCGCACCCGGCACACTTGATTTTTCCCGTCATGACGGAAGAACCCTTGCAGTTCGGTTTCTTCCTGCGTTTCTCGGATGTTTTCGCTCTGTACTCAGCCGTCCAGCAATCCTGGTGTCCCGTGTTTGGGCAGTCCTTCGTAACGACCGTGCCGTCCTTCAGATGGAACTCAAGCACATACCGCTCCGGCACGTTGATGAAGTCCACCTTGTCAAAAAATACATCATCATCGAATTCATCCAGTCCGAGAACCTCGGCACACGCCTTTTTCAGATTCTCGTGGTTGATGCTGCCGCCGACCGGACACCTGCCGCCTTTTTTCTTCCTCGAACCGCAAGCCCAATACTCCATGAACCCTCTGTCCGTCCGCTTGTTGTGCGCGTAGCTTATACCGCAATGCGGACACTTCAGCATTCCCGAAAAGCAGGTGAGGTTCAGGCTCTTGTTCGCCCTCGGCCCCAGTTCCTTGCGCCGCGCGATCTCTTCCTGTACATAGTCGAAGGTCGCTTTGTCGATGATCGCGGGATGCGTATCCTCCACATAATACTGCGGAAGCTGACCCCTGTTCTTTTTCCGCTGTTTTGAAATGGGATCGGATATGAACTCCTTCTGCAGGAGAAGGTTGCCCGTGTAGGTCACGTTCGTGAGAACCACCTTGATGTTGGAATCCACCCAGCGGCATCCGTCCCTCGTGGTTATGCCCTCGGCGGCGAACTCCCGCTCCGTTTCCAGTCTCGACTTGCCGTCCAGGAAGTTCTGGAAAATCCTTCTCACGACCGCCGCTTCCTCCGGCACGATAACCAGTTCATCGCCCTCCCAGCGGTAGCCGTACACCCGGAAGTGTCCGTTTGGTATTCCTTTCTCGAACCGCTTTCTGATACCCCATTTACAGTTCTCCGAAAGGCTGCGGCTCTCTTCCTGTGCGAAGGACGCGAGGATGGTTAGCATCAACTCACCGTCACCACTCATGGAATTTATGTGTTCCTTCTCGAACCGCACCTCCACGCCGATACCCTTCAAGTGCCGTACCGTTTCCAGCAAATCCACCGTGTTCCTGGCGAACCGCTGAATCGATTTCGTGAGGATGATGTCGATTTCGCCGTTGTCGGCGGCTTCGATCATGCGCCTAAACTCATCACGCTTGGCTATCCCCGTACCGCTTATTCCATCGTCCGCGAACACGCCTGCGTACTGCCAGTCAGGATTCTTCTGTATCAGGGAACTGTAGTAGCTGATCTGTGCGGAGAGGGAATGGTTCATGCGTTCCGATTCCATTGAAATGCGGGCATAGGCAGCGACCTTCTTCTTCGTTTTTATGGTCGGCACTGTCTGATCGACCCTTGTAATTTTTGCCATGAAATCACTCCTTTCCGACACTATACATCACTCTTTACGCCTCAGAAGTCAACGATATATCAGAAAATAATGTGCCGAAAACAGGCTTGTATTTCTCAAGAAAGATTGTATCAATCTGACGATACTCTACCTCCGAAATAATACCCTCAATGAGCATCTTCCTGGCAAGGTGCATGGTGGTCTGATAGAGCTTTTCGTTTCTTAATTCCTCCCTCTATTAACTTTCATTTTCTTGCGTTTTCTCACTCGCTCTTAGTTTTTCACCTTTTTAAAGAGAGCCCCTCATGGATAAATCGCATTTTAATGCTTTGTTGCCTGAAAATATGGGGAAAAGGGTAACCTTAATAAGCTGCGTCATTTTTACAACTTATACCGGCTCTGTTTCTTCCACATAATCTCAGGTGGCATAACCTCCCATATCTCGCTGGCTCGTAGCCTTAATTCCTTCGTTCTGCCTGTCCATGAGGTGGATGTCAGCTTAGCTCCTTTGCTGGGTCGTCTATGCGCCCTCCTGGAAAAAATTCCTGCTGACTATCGGCTCTCTTTGTCAAGGTGCAATCTAAGATGTCTCGAAAACTGCTTTATCTTTAACGCCTGTGCTGCCTTTGCTTCCTGCCGGAAGTCCGCCTGGCGGAGACGCGCCTGCTCCCAGCACCGGTCAAACGCTTCACAAGCTGTAAAGAACGAATTTAAAGTGCTTTTTCTCTTTCAATCATCAACCCGGAAGGGTTGATTTCCTTGTTCTTCATTCAAGCAAAAAACTTTTTAAGTGCGGTTTACAATGAGGGGGTCCCATATGATAGCCTATTGGCTGGCCAGCCATCTATGCCCCTTAGCCCTTCTTCCTGCGCATACTTCGGGGGCATGGGTGGATGGCCTGCTGGCAGGATTTCATATGGGAGAGGCTCGTTGTCAACTGGATTCTTGAAAAGTTTTTTTGCTTCCTTTTCTGCCCGTTACTCGCCCCATTTTGTCCTCCCTGATGCATTCCCCCAAGGGAATGCTACCTTTTTATGCCTAAGCCGCTCTTGGCTCCGGATTTCTCCGGATATCGCCCATCATTTTTTCGGGGTCATAGCTGACATCTTCTGTAATCAGCTTGTATGCTATCTTTATCAGCTTCCTGCACATTACCATCAGCGACTGTTTCTTCTTCAGAGGATTTTCAGTTCTTGTCGTGTAATACTTGTGCAGTTCATTGAACTCTTTGTTCTTGGCCACCATCGGCAGGATCGCCCTGAACAACTGCGCCCTGAGCCTGCTGCGCCCTCTTTTTGTTATCGTTGTCTCGCCTTTATGCTTACCGGAACTGTTCTCCCTTAGGTTTAACCCAGCAAGCTTTATTATCTGGTCTGGGTGATTAAACCGTGTTATATCTCCAACCTCCGCAAGGAAGCCCGCTACTGTCTTTATGCCAACACCTTTGATTTGCAGCATTTTCTCTGCACCCGGTATTGTCAGAACAATCTCTTCGAGCTTCACCTCAAGCCCATCCATAATTGTTCGCACTTCCCGATACTCCCTCATCAGCAGCTGGATTTCATATACTGCCATTTCCAGACCTTCTCTGAGCCCCACGCTACTGCTTGCTGCTTCTATCAGCATTTGCGCCTTTTTAACGCCTACAGCCCTTTTTACATCTTCTCTCCAGATAGTCACAATATCATTTGTCGTCATCGCAGCTATCTTATTAGGAAGCCCTATTCTCTCCAGTGTTATGATGGCGGCTTTCCCTTCCCAGCTTGAGAATACTTCTAAAAATTCCGGAAAGTACGTATCCAGCCATCTCTGTACCTTGTTTTTTATTGCCCATATCTTTTTCAACCACTCTTCTCGCAGGTTATTGGCCTTTCTGAGTTCAGCATATTTCCCTTTCGGTATGTAGGGTATCTGGTACCTTCCGTCCTTCACCAGCATTGCTATGGTTTTTGGATCTTTACGGTCGCTTTTACTTGGCGAATTGTCGTCGAGTTCTTTGCTGCTCTTCACATGGTATGGGTTTACCTGTACCACCATCATTCCTTCTTCCAGTACTGCCTGCGCAAATGTGAACCAGTAATGACCGGTAGGCTCAAAGCCTACTACTATCTTGTCCTTGCCGTTCTTTTTTGCATTTTCCCGCGCCCATTCTATTAATCTGG